ATGGGCATAAAAACTTCTGTTAAGTCGGGTAATTTTCTCCCGACTAAACAGGGTGCAGGTATGACTAAAAAAGGTGTTGCAGCATACCGTAGAGCCAATCCCGGATCAAAATTAAAAACGGCTGTTACAGGCAAAGTTAAAAAAGGCTCTAAAGATGCAAAAAGACGTAAATCTTTTTGTGCTAGATCAGCAGGGCAAATGAAACAATTTCCTAAAGCAGCTAAAAACCCAAATAGTCGTTTACGACAAGCTAGAAAGAGGTGGAAATGTTAAAAACATCTGCTAAGAGAAAAAGTTCTCGTCCTCCTAAAATTGAAAGTGAAGTTGCCGTTCAAGGCAATGAGATAAAACATATGCAAGAGGACATGGATGGAATGAAAAAAGATATAGAAGAAATAAAAAAATCTATATCTGAAATACATAAAGTGTTATCGGAGGCTAGGGGTGGTTGGAAAACATTGATGTGGGCAGCAGGTGCAGGTAGTGCTGTAACTGCTTTTATTATAATGATCCAACAAATATTTTGGAGTAAATAAAAATGGAACCTAAAGAATATAAACTGTTTGGAACTAGGAGTTTTCGGGAAAGCAAAGGTTTAAAACCAAAAAAAGCTTCTAAGATAGTAACTAAAAAGATGTTAAAAGATTCAGGTTTCGACAACCTACGTGACTTTATGAACACGTTTAAATATGACGAAGATAAAGGTTACGTTAAAAGAGTCAGAGCGTTAAAACGTAAAGAGGACCCAAAACCTGTAACGAAAGCTTCTGGTCGTGAGCGAAACCAAACAACAGACATTGGTAAAAACATTCTTGGAAAAGATGTTAAAGGTGGGCAATCTGCAGGGTTAGCGGGTAGCCCTAGTGGTGAAGCAGCAGGTAAAAAACCTGTAAGAAAAACTTCTGGTCGTGAGCGAAACCAAACAACAGACATTGGTAAAAACATTCTTGCAAAAGATGTTAAAGGTGGGCAATCTGCAGGGTTAGCGGGTAGCCCTAGTGGGCGTGTTAAAAAAAATAAGGGAAATAATATGAAAGCCGGAGGGCCGGTAAAAGCTAAGAAAAAGACAACCAGAAAATTTAGAGGTGATGGTATCGCTAGAAAAGGTAAAACTAAAGGGAGGTTTGTGTAATGGCTAAAAAAATAAAGGGTAAAAAAGGCACACAATCTGGTGAAGCAGGTTTAGAGAGAATAGAGGCGTATGCAAGACCACAGGTTGATAAAAGAACTGCGGCAGAAAAACGTAGAGATGCTCGTAGAGCAAAAGTCAAAAATATCTCTAAAGACGAACTTTACTCTACAGGAGAAACAGCTTATGAAAAGTTTGATGATTTTATAAACAAAATGGACAGCAAACTTGGTGCGGCTATAGGACAATCTCCTAAAAGCATAGAAAGCAAGCAGAGAAGAAGATTAAACATGAGAGAAATGTCTAAGCAAATAGATGAGGCGCAAGCTTTAAGAGACGAAAGAATGGCTGACAGACGTTACCAACAAAAGCAAAGAAAAGAAGCAGACGCAGGTGTGAGAAAAAGAGAACTAGAGGCTTTAGGCCTTAAAAAGGGCGGTAAAGTAAAAGCTAAGAAAAAGACAACCAGAAAATTTAGAGGTGATGGTATAGCTAAAAAGGGTAAAACTAAAGGAAGGTTTGTGTAATGACTAACAAGCCTCCTGATTTTCCTAAAGAATTAGGTAAAGTAGTTATACAAAATACTGGGGATCAGGTCGCAAAAGAAGAGAAAAAAGAAAAGAAAAAAGAAAAGAAAAAGTTTAGACCCACTATGGGTCGTGGCGGTGGGTTAAGCACAAAGAATATAGTAGAAGGCGGGTTGCCCGGTAAGAAAAATTTTAGTAAAGGTGGCCTTGTTAAGAAAAATGTTGACGGTATAGCAAAGAGAGGTAAAACTAAAGGACGTATAGTTTAAACAAAGGAGGTGTAGGGTGGCGTATTTAATTAGTAACATTCCATATACAAAGGTTTGGATTAGGAAGGAATTTACACATGGACATCAAAAATATCACGGGGAGTTTGTTCACGGATTGGCGGTGGCTGTTACAACGATGCCAGACCGATGTCTCAGCTTCCAAATCATATTTACAGGATGTGAAGAGGAAGAAGGCGAGAGTAACCCACATGGTGGGGCAATGTGGGCAAGGATGCCGCTCACAGCACTTTGTGGAGACATCCCAATGGATGAGTGGCCGGAGAGAATGGAAACCCACCTCGCACAACCGTGGGACTGTCCCTCACACAACCATTCAATCGTATCGCTCAACAGATGCAAACCAAGCCCGTGGCTTGCAAAAATCGCAGGAGAGTTTCACACAGCGAGATATCTCTTCACTGTGGACTTCACCGAAAGCGAAATCGCAGACTGTCCAGCACAACACAAACAGAGTCATGTCATGGTGTTAACAGACGGACAATGGAAAGGTAACATGGTAGCTCTTCCTAATAATAGAGTAAGAGTTACAAGCCCTGCATTATGGGTTACTGGCGAAGGAGCACCTGATTTTAGGCCTAGCCAACACACACATTGTGCAGAACAAGATGATTCATATATGGATCCAACAGTAACGTTTGATAATTTGTATGCGGAGGATGGTGATGAAAAAGAAGCTAACTGATTTAACAGGAGATGGTGAAGTAACCCAAGCTGATGTTTTACAAGGTAGGGGTGTTGAATTAAAATCCAAAGGAGGAGCAGTAATGAAAGCAAAAGGTGGTCCCGTTAAGATGCGTGGCGGTGGCATGATGGCTAAAGGGATGGCTAAAGGCGGCGCAGTAATGAAAGCAAAAGGCGGTTCTGTTAAAATGGCTAAAGGTGGTTCTGTCAAAATGGCAGGTGGCGGCATGATGGCAAAGGGCTATAAAATTGGTGGTAAAGTTGCAACTAAAGGTGGTACAAAAGGCGGCGTTAGTGGTGGTACAAAAGTAACCAGAGCTGATGGTATTGCTAAAAGAGGTAAGACAAGAGGAAAGAAAGTGTAATGGCTGTTAAAAAGGAACCTAAGAAAACTAAGAAAAAAGCAGGCTCTAAGCCAACAAACCCTGCTTTATATGCCCGTGTAAAAGCAGAAACAAAACGTAAGTTTAAAGTTTATCCTTCAGCATACGCAAATGCTCATTTAGTTCGTGAGTATAAGAAAAGAGGTGGAGGTTATGCTTAATGTCTCTTAAAGAGTGGTTTGGTAAAGGAAAGAAGGGAGACTGGGTTGATATTGGTGCTCCTAAAAAGAAAGGTAAATACCAAGCCTGTGGACGTAAGTCTGCTAAAGGAGATAGTAAACGTGCTTATCCCAAGTGTGTGCCAAGGGCAAAAGCTAAGTCTATGACTGCAGCACAACGTAAGTCTGCTGTTCAAAGAAAAAGAGCTGCAGGTAATCCGGGGGGTAAGCCAACTAATGTTAAGACTATAGTGAAAAAGAAACGTGCAAAAAGCAAATCCAAGAATACCTAGAAAGAAAGGACAACCTGCAAGGTCTAAAAAACATTCAGATTTATATACGGATGAGAACCCTAAAGGTACGATAAAAGGGTTAAAATTTGCAACAAAAGCAGATGCAACAAAAAGTGTTACTAAGATTAAAGGTAGTGGTAGGTCAAAAGCTCATAAAATACAAGCAGCTATAGCGATGGAACAAAGAGCAAGAGTTATGGGTAAAAAAGATGCCGCTGGAGTTTATAGAAAATATATAAATAGTGTGAAAGCAAAAAAATAAATGGCTACTACAGATTCTACAAGTTTTAATTTAAATTTAAATGATATAGCAGAGGAAGCGTTCAGTCGTTGTGGTGCAGAGCTTCGTACTGGATATGATTTAAAATCAGCAAGACGTTCTTTAAATCTTTTAACCATTGACTGGGCTAATAGAGGAATTAATTTGTGGACTATAGAAGAGGGTTCTATACCTTTAGTATCTGGTACGTCTACCTATGATTTACCTGTTGATACAATAGATCTTTTAGAGCATCAAATACGAACTGGGTCTGGGAATAGCCAACAAGATTTAACTATAAGTAGAATTAGTGTTTCAACTTATGCGACCATACCTAATAAAAACAATACTGGGAGACCGATACAAGTATTTATAGATAGAAAAACAGGAGCAACTAATTCATCAAGTGTAGTGCAAAACCCTCAGATAAAAGTATGGCCTGTGCCAGATCAGAGTAACACATACACTTTTGTTTATTTTAGGATGAGAAGAATACAAGATGCAGGAGATGGGGTAAATACACAGGATATACCTTTTAGGATGTTGCCTTGTTTAGTTTCTGGATTAGCTTACTATTTATCTTTAAAAATACCAGAAGCGGCTGAAAGAATGGCAATGCTAAAACAAGATTATGAAGAGCAATGGATAATAGCTTCTAGTGAAGATAGAGAGAAAGCGCCATTGCGTTTAGCACCAAGGGAGTTTTTGTACTAATGGGCTCTCCTTTTGCTAGAGGTAAAAGAGCTATCGCTGAGTGCGATAGGTGTGGTTTTAGATATAAATTAAAAGAATTAAAATCTCTTACAATTAAAACAAAAAATGTTAACATATTAGTATGTCCAGAATGTTTTGAACAGGACCAGCCACAACTTCAA